CTGACAAATTAGAAGGTCAGATGAACAAGAGAACAGACTTGTATATTACTGAAATAGGTCAAGAAGGTAATAAAGAAGTTGTATCTAAAGTTGAAGAAGTGATTGTTAATGTAGTTAAGGAAACAATGATTCAAGGTTATGAATCTTGGGAGAAGGCAGTTTACGAAACACCAGATGGCGAATATAGAGTTTATATTGGTTTAAAAATGGGTGTAGGTGACGCTAACTATCTTGCTGAATACATCGCTAAAAATGCTAACAAAGTTGATGTAGATACACTTGCTAAAAATGCTATCGATAAAGTAATAATTACTAATCCAGATGGGATACCAACAGTAGAGTAAAAAATATGACAATAACAATATACAGTAAACCAAATTGTACTTTTTGTGTTAAATCAAAGGCCTTGGTTAAAGGCCTTGGGTTGACTTATGAGGAAAAGATGTTCGGTAAAGACTTCAATTCACCTGAAGAATTATATGAGGCAGTAGGTAAACAAGTTAGAACTATGCCACAGATAAAGATAGATGGTGAACTTATAGGTGGTTACAATCAATTAGTAGAATACTTTGTAGAAAAAGGTAAAGTTAATTTCAAGGGCGAAATTGTCTAATACTATACCCGAAACTAATAAAATATATAAAGATGGTAGCGATACGAAGTTTGTTGCCTTTGATAGAATATATCAAAATCTTCATAAGTCATTGACTCTTATACAGAAAAACGGTACTACATACATAGGTCGAATTGAAAAGAAATCAATTAAACTAGAAGACGGTACTCTATCATTTGTACATAAGACAGCAGACAATAGATGGTTCAATAGAACAGGTATGCCAATTGATAAACCTATTAACTTAATTACGCATAAATAGTAGTATGAGAAAATTTCAACAATACATAACAGAAGGTGTCTATGATCCTTCTATATTCAAAGCTTTCTTTTTAGCAGGTGGACCTGGGTCAGGTAAATCATTTGTATCAAAGAGTGCATTGTCAGGTATGGGATTGAAAGTAATTAATAGTGACGCTGCTTTTGAGAGTAAATTAAAAAAAGAAAAGATGACACTAGACTTTGCTGCTCATGACGAAAAACAAATCATCAAAAGAGATAAGATTAGATCAAAATCGAAACAGATTGCAGGTATGCAATTAGGTCTGGCTCTTGAAGGTAGATTAGGAATTATTATAGACAGTACTGCAAGGGATGTTGAAAAGATACAACAAGAAGCTCAAAATTTAAGAGCAATAGGTTATGATATACATATGGTATTTGTAAACACAACTTTAGAAGTCGCCCTAGAGAGAAATAAGAGTAGACCTAGAGTATTACCAGACGCAATTGTAATTAATAGTCATAAACAAATTCAAAAAAATATGGGAAGACTACAACGAATATTTGGCTCAAGAAATTTTATAGTAGTAGATAACAATAAACATGGAGAAGACGTGAACCCTATGGTGCATAAGAAAATTAGAGGAATGATTAACAGAGCACCTACATCATATCAAGCAGTAAAATGGATACACCGAGAACTAGAGAAACGAAAAAGAAAATAGTGAATAATCTTATAAAGTTTCCTACCCACAAGGTAAGGAAACCTAAAACAGATTTAGCAAATAAACAAAGTGAAGCAGAAGCTAAAAAAATAAAAGAAAATATCTTTATAGAACAATTAGTTGAAGAATTTACTTTAGATTTAATTCATGTTCTACAAGAAAACGCTGTCACAATGAAAAATGAATCTTTTTTAAGAGATTTATCAGTTGTAATTGAAAGTATTAAGAGTTTATTGAAAAGAGATTTTGGTCAGAAACATCCAATGCAAACCATAACAGATGCCATTTCTAAAATATCTAAACTTCCTAACGGTAAACAAGTTACTGATATGAATTATAGTAAGGTATTCGTGACTAAACCAAAGGTTGACAAATAGATTGAAATGTGTTATAATATAGTATGATTATCGTTGATATAAACCAGATAATGATTTCTAACCTAATGGTTACGATACATAGAGATAACCTAGAATTAGGTGAAGACTTGATACGACACATGGTACTAAATAGTTTACGAGGCCATAATAAGAAGTTTAGAAAAGAATATGGTCAGATGGTTATTGCTTGTGATAGTGGTAATGTATGGAGAAGACAAGCATTTCCTAACTACAAGGCAGGTAGAAAAGCAAATAGAGAAAAGTCTGAACATGACTGGACAATGATATTTGATTTATTATCTAAAGTTAAAAATGAAATTAAACAATTTTTACCTTACAAAGTTATAGAGGTAGAAACAGTAGAGGCAGATGATATTATTGCTGTCCTATGCAGAAGAACTAATGAAAAGGTACTTATACTGTCAGGTGATAAAGACTTTATACAATTACATAATGATAGAATAAAACAGTATAATCCTGTGCTTAATAAATTTGTAGGACAAGGTGAAAATCCAAGTCTATATATTAGAGAGCATATATTAAAAGGTGATAGAAGCGATGGTATACCAAACGTACTATCAGACGACAATGTTTTTATTGAGGGTAGAAGACAAAGACCTTTAAGTAAAAAGAAGATAGAGGCATGGTGCAATGAGATCGTACCTACCTTTAATGAAGAAGAACAAAAGAACTACGATAGAAATAAAACATTAATAGATTTAAATTGTATTCCTAAAGAATTAGAAGACAAGATAAATCGTGAGTTTGAAAATTTTGAAGTAGCAACTAGAGATAAAATTCTAGGTTATTTTATAAACAAAAAACTTAAAACTTTAATTGAGTCAATAGATGAATTTTAGACTCGAAAGAACTGTTAAGGAGAAAAAAAATGGTTATAATTAGAAGAAATCCAGATGGATCTATTGCAAATCCAGATATGGTAAGACAACAAACACAAACACAAAACGAACAATTACAACAACCTGTATCACACCCAGCACTAGCAAGTAAAAGAGGTATGCAGGCACTACAAGACGCAGGTAGAGCTGTACCACCTTTAATGAGTGAGATTGCTACAAAAGTCAATAATGCAAAAGATAAACCTAGAAAATTAAAAGTATTACAAGATCACGATTCAGTATCTTTAAGAATGGTTTTAAAAGGTGCATTTGATCCTAATATAGAATGGTTATTACCAAAAGGTAATGTGCCATATACACCTAATGACGCTCCAATAGGTACAGATCATACTTTATTGAGTCAAGAAGCAAAAAGATTATATCTTTTCACAAAAGGTGGTGATAATACCATAACACAAAACAAAAGAGAAATGATATTTGTTCAAATGCTAGAAGGTCTATCAGCAGAAGAAGCTGAATTCCTAGTTGCAGTTGTAAACAAAAAAGTAAATAATAAGTACAAAGGTTTTACAGCGAATCTAGTTAAGGAAGCATTTAACTGGAACGATAATTTTATGAAAAAATAATCTTTGTTCACGTTTTGTTCTTATTTAGAAACCCTTGTATGTCAATAAGTCTTGATTTACAAGGGTTTTTTTATTGGTTTTATGCTTGACTTTTGCGTTGTTTTCCGATAAGCTAGTTAGTATATGATAAACAAAAACACAACAAATAATAATATGACGATTGTAAGAAACATTGCTTATAGTCAAATTAACAAGATCAACAAAAAGATCAAAGAAGAAATAGAAGTTGATAATACTCTTTTAAGTATGATTGATATTAATATGAAAAATGCTATTAATAAAATTATCAATAACTACAAACTAAAACTACAACAATAAGGATAAAACATTATGATTAAAGTATCACAAAAATGTAAAACACTTGAAGAAGGCATTAAGTTTATGATGGCTGGTGCAAAAGCTGACTATGTTGCAATGTCAACTAGTTATGGTAAAAAAGAATTAACTGGTTGGGCGTTAGAACAAACTGGCAAATGGGATTCTAATACTAAAGTTTCTCAAGGAAAGAAATATATTAAAGTTGTACAAGAAAACGGCGTATTTTGTTTTATTGTAAAAGAAGATTTTAAACACTTTAAAAAAGGTGATATATTAAAAGCCGCTGGTTACAATGCACCTGCTCTTAATCAACCAAGAGGTAATGTACTATCTGGTAATTACCCAATTCAATGGACTGGTCCATTATATTTAAAATAATATGTTTGATCTAACACACGGACTTATATTTGCTATTGGCTCTATGACTTTAATTATATCAATTTTAGTTATATTCAATTATCTAGTAAATACATTTAAGAAAGAAAAAAAAGAATTAAACGAAGCACAAAAATCAATACAAAGACTAAACGAAAAAGGACAATAAATATATTATGAAACTAAATGCTAAACAAAAAGAATTACTAAAGTTATTAGTAAAAGGTAAGGGTCGATTTAAAACACCTATAATACCTAAAGATCACAGCGAAAAGAACCTAGATGATATTGTAAAATTATATCTAAAAGGTCTGTTATCATTTGAAAGAAAATTCGACATTGATATTGTTGGTCCATCTAATGAACATATGATTAGATATAAATGGTATATAATTAGTATGGATAAAAGTAAAACAATTAAAGATATCAAGAGTGTTATCAAGGCAGGTCAAATTGCCTAATAGACAACAAGTACAAAAGTGGTTAGACACAACTTGGTTTTATACTAAAGTTATATTTGCATTATGTATATTTGGTTTATTTACTTATGGCTGGGGTACATACAATCCTAATAAATCAGCGATTGCAGATGTAAATACTGAACTAGATAAGTTTTATGTAAACAAGATCAAAGAAATGGATCTACAAGAGCCTGAATTTACTTATAATAATGATATTCAATTTGTTAGGGCAATGCATAAGTGTATTAACTATATAAACTTTACCACACCTAAACATTTAAGAGTGCCTTATGAAATGGTTATAGGTCAGGCAGCGTTAGAGTCTGGTTGGGGTAAAAGTAGATTTGCCACAGAAGGTAATAATCTATTTGGTATTAGAACTTGGTCAGAAGAAGTGCCACATCTATTACCTATCGGTATTGAAAAGTGGCCTGGATGGGGTGTAAAATCATTTGCCAGTAAATGTGATAGTGTAAAATACTATATTGATTTACTAAACAATCACTCCGCTTATGAGAAATTTAGAAAGTTAAGATTAACAACTAATGATTCAATGAAGTTAATCAAGACACTTGATAAATTTTCTACAACAAAAGATTATGACAAGAGAGTGATAAGAATGATTAAGAAAATAAGAAAACTAGAGGAGAAAAAATGACACTTGAAGAAATAAAAAAGAAGTACAAGAGAATAGACAATCTCGCTAAGGCGTGTGCTAATGCTCAAAGTGATGACTTCAAAGCGTTATGGTATCATAAACTAATAGATTTAGCAAAGGAGTATAAAATGCTAGACTATGTTATGAGGAAAGTGATACACTAATGAATGACGGTAACAGATAAAGACGCTAAAGACTTTCAAAAAATGGTCGATAAGTTAGAAAAAAAGAATAAAAAAGACAAAGAAAAATCAGAAGAACAAGACAAAAAACAGCTTGACAAACCTAAAAAGAAGTGATATAGTAATAGTATGAACATTTTTTATTTACATAAAGACCCTAAAATTTGTGCTGAACAGCACCTAGATAAGCATGTGGTTAAAATGCTTATTGAATATGCTCAACTTATGTCAACTGCTCACAGAATGCTTGACGGTGTTAAGTATATCGCTAAATCAAAAACAGGTAGAAAAGTTACCAGATACAAACTAGAAAATAAAAATGAAGAAGCAATTATATACAAAGCTTGTCATTTACATCACCCTAGTGCAGTATGGGTTCGAAACAATGCCTACAACTACAACTGGTTGTATCAGATGTGGTCACACTTACATGATGAATTTAAATTAAGATACGGTAAAGATCATAAGTCATATACACTATTAAAAGACCTATTAAAAAATCCCCCTAAAAATATTCCCCTAAATATTCCTTTTAATCAACCAACACAAGCAATGCCTGATGATGTAAAGAATGAAGATAGTATTACTGCTTATAGAGATTACTATGTGAAATACAAAAAAGATTTTGCTACATGGAAAACAAGTATTCCAGAATGGTATAGTGAGGGAATAAATGCCAACATATAGATTTTATAATAAAAGAACTAAAGAAGAATACACAGACTTAATGAGCATTTCTGAAATGGAAGAGTTTATAAAAAAGAAACATATCAAACTATTACCACCAACACAAATTAACATTGTATCAAGCACGGGATCGCTAGACAGCAAAACTGATAATGGTTGGAAAGAAGTGTTATCAAAAGTATCTGAAGCTCACCCAGCAAGTAATCTAGCAGCACAATATGGTAAAAAATCAGTAAAAGATACACAAGTTGATAGAGTAATTAAGACCCACAGAGCAAAGAAAGCAGGGAAGAAAGTATAAATAGTACTATGGCAGATTTCGATTTTTTAGATGGATTTGACGCTGATGGCGATTGGGGTTTTACCTCAG